TCCATCCGCTACAGGAGGTCTCTCAACCCCGACGTGTATACACGGAGCAAGAATCCATCGCAGTGGAGTAAGCAAAACGACGGGGAAACCTTACGCATTCTGGGCTTGCCCAACCCCGCAGGGGACACCAGACCAATGCAAACCAGCAAACTAGTTCAACAAGAACTAGAATAAGAATTGGCGGAGGGGTAGTAGCAAGGGGAAGATATTATCCCTCCTCCAACTTAAGACAGGAAACCAATGAGAACGCTTGTTCGTAGCGTAGGTAGAAAAGATATTGGCGGAGAGCCACTACCTTCAGTATTTAAAACATTCGAAAGTAATAAAATTATATTTCGTAGAGCAGAAGTCTCTATGCTTGCAGGAACTCCAGGTGTAGGTAAGTCAACTCTTGCTTTAGCCTTAGCATTAAATATGAAAGTGCCTAGCCTATATATATCTGCTGACACTAATGCTCACACTATGGCTATGCGATTAGCCTCAATGATTTCAGGTAAGAATCAAACTGATGTAGAAGAGTTAATGAATACTGACCAAGGTTGGACTCGTGCTGTACTAGCAAAGGGTGCTCATATTGTTTGGTCATTTGAATCTAGTCCTACATTGCAAGACATAGATGAAGAAGTCCAAGCCTTTGAAGAACTATGGGGTTGCCCACCTGTAGCAATCTTTGTAGATAATCTTATGGACATTGCAACTGACGGAGGCGAAGAGTTCGCTTCTATGAGGGCGATTATGAAGGAGTTGAAATACCTTGCTCGTGCTACTAACGCTGCTATTATTATTCTTCATCACACTTCTGAGGCTGTACTTGGTACTCCTTGTCAGCCTCGCTCGGCTCTTCAGGGCAAAGTGGCGCAACTTCCTGCTCTTATCTGCACTCTTGGAGTTGTTGGTACTTCTATGGCTGTTGCCCCTGTAAAGAACAGATATGGTCGGGCAGATGCTAACGCTAATTTAAACTGCTGGTTATCTTTTAATCCTGAGTTTATGTTTATGTCTGACATACCAGAGAATGGTGGTTAATTAATTGACTAAAGATATAGGTAGTATGTCTATAACTATTGGGTTTAATACTATACATTGTTTTGGTATTGGATATGAAAAGTATCCTTTGATAGATATGAAAGAGAATAATTTAAATACTATAGTAGCAAAGGTAAATAGATTTGATTTCTTGTTTTTCTTTATTAACTTTACTAGATACCCTAAGGTTGCTTGGCGTTGATAGTATCTTTAGATAAAGATGAGGTCAGGGTTGCCACTATTCTTGCAGTAGAAAGATGGTTAGCCAAGTTTGGTTCAGTAGATAAACCTAACTACGCTAAAGGTAAGATAGATGGCAAGTTAGAGCACGAATTGCTGTCCAATATCAGGGCAAATGTATGTGAGTGGGCAGTAGCCAAGCAGTATAACCAGTCTTGGAATGTCCCTTGGTACCCTAATAGTCTTCATCCTCAACGTAAAGCATTGGCTGATGTAGGGGCAAACTATGAGGTTAGGTCTATAAGAACCCAGACTTCTATACCCTTTTGGAAGAAAGACATCAACAACTATATTTTTGGGGCTAAGGTATTAGACGCTGAGTATTACTCTGAAGTTGAGGTATATGGACACATTGCGCCTACCGACTATATGACTGACGAATGGTATGATTCATACATTGAAGGCTGGCGAGTGCCAGTCGAACAGTTTAAGGAGTGAGTGTGATTAGAGAAGAAGAAGATGATATGACACAGGAGATTCGTCGTCTTGTTTTACTTGAGGTTAACGCAGAACTAAAAGATTTTATTACCAAGATTGAAGAAGCAAAGATTAAACCTACCGACGAATGGGGTGATGGTCTTAACCAAGGATTAGATTGGGCTATTCGCATTCTTAGAAAAGATAAGAGTGCATACTAGTGCCATCACAATCCCGTAAACACAGGGGATACCGTAGTCAAAAAGTAGTTGCTGAATACTTAGCGCTCAATGGATTTCCATATGCAGAATCTACTGGCGCAGGGCGCAGTGGTACAGATATAACTGGCTGTGTTGGTATAGATTGGGAAGTCAAAGCACGAACTGGGTTCAATCCATCTAGTGCTATTAAGCAATTAAAAGAACGTGCTAAGACTGGCATACTTGGCTTAGTTTGTTTAAGACTTAATGGTCAAGGTGAAGAAAGAATCAAGGATTGGGTTGTAGTGTTAAGGCTAGAAGATGTTGTTAATCTTTTAAGAGAGGCAGGATATGGTGAGAAGAAATGATAATGACTTACCAAGCATTAGAGAAATCCTTTTGCACTACGGAGCAAGTCTACGACAAGACCACGGGCAAGTTAATCTCAAGTGTCCATTCCACTCCGATACACACCAGTCAGGAACTGCGAATCTTGACAATAACATATTCTTCTGTTTCGCCTGCGGAGTGCAAGGTAACAGTTTACAAATCATAAGCCTACAAGAAGGAGTAAATATACGTGAAGCAGAGCGCATCGCAGAAGGAATTACTGGACAAAGCAGCAGCACGCTACGGGGAAAACATTTATCGGGCGGAAGATTACCTAAAAAGCAGAGGCATTCCATTGGAGGTAGCACGGCTGGCGCAATTAGGCGTAGTCGTGGAGCCTGAAGTTGGACACGAAGCATTCCAAGGAAGATTATCCATACCGTATATTACCAAGACTGGTGCAGTCGATTTGCGTTTTCGCAGTCTTAATCCTGCTGTTGAACCTAAATATATGGGAATGACTGGTGTTGATACCAGAATGTATAACGTATTAGATATAGATAAAGCAAACGATTACATTGGAGTGTGCGAAGGTGAACTCGATACTATTACTCTTTCTGCTTGTGTTGGTATTCCTTGTATCGGTGTTCCTGGGGCTAATAGTTGGAAGAAACATTACACTCGCTTACTTGCGGACTTTGAAAGAGTATTTGTCTTTGCCGACGGCGACCAACCAGGCACGGAGTTCGCACGCTCATTGGCTAGGGAACTCCCCGTTACTATTGTGCAACTGCCAGAAGGAGAAGATGTCAACTCAGCCTACGTTAAATTTGGAGCAGGATATATAAGAGAGAAGGCTGGGCTTGAGTGAAAGAACCAATTGACCCTGAATATAATAAGTGCCACGATTGTGGAGAAGAGTTTGATAATTCATTTGATTTAATAGACCACACTATGGGAGATGAAGATGAGTTTGACCCTTACTTAATTTTGCCCAATGGATACAGATTAATGTTAGGTTCGCTACTTAAGTTTGTTTATGACGAGGCTGACGACACGGAACAAATAAGACATATAGCACAATCTACATATGTTACACTTTTTGCAGCAGAGAATGGCTACGACTTAATTGACACGTTGATTGAGGATATGATAGTCAAATCTTCATTACAAAATTTTGACAAGTCGCTTCAGCAATTACTATCTGAAAGCGATAAAGAGAATGGGGAGTGAAGAAGTATGGCAGATTATAACCCACTTGGAAATGCAAGGTTTCCATATAACATCAACAAAGATAATGGACAATCAATTGATACTACAAATTACAGTGCCCCTGCTCTCGACCCCAAGTTTGCAATAGCGGTTAGCGAAACATTTGATGAACTCAAACAATTACTCATTAAGAAGCACCTTGATTACGGTCCGAAGAACATCTCCGAATCACCAGGTGGACCTCTCAATGGATTACGAGTGCGTATGCACGACAAACTTGCTCGCATTAATAACCTTGTCGATAAAGGCGCAACACCACAATACGAATCGCTCGAAGATTCCTTTAAAGATATGGCAAACTACTCAATCATAGCCTTGCTGGTCTTAAGAAATAAATGGGATACTGAATGAAGGAACAAGAGTTATTTGATTGGTTAAAGGCTGGACACTATTCTGATTTAGAAAAGTCTTCCAATGAATATGATGGATTTGACTGCACAAGTAGTCGTTTTCAAATGTTTATTGAACTTAAGTCTAGGCTTACCCATTACGATACTCTTTTATTGGAAAGAAAGAAGTTTGATTTTTTAGTTGTGACTGCAGAAGTTCTAGGTTATCAGCCTTGGTATATAAACTCTACACCCCTTGGTGTTTGGGCTTTCCCTCTTAACTCAGTAGTTAAAGATTTAGAATGGGTTGATAAGTGGCTACCTACCACTACTGAATTTCAAAACAAATCAAAGACAAGCAAGTTAGTTACATTCCTTCCACTAGAATTGGGTGTAAGACTAACGTGATTGAATGGGATAGAATAGAACCTTGGAAATATATAGTAGATGCTGTTGCCTCTGAGTATCAACTTAAGTTTAAGATTGATATACAAGATATAAAACAAAATCTATATCAATGGTTTGTTGAGCACCCAAATAAATTAGATACTTGGGAAGCAATAGGCGAGAAGGACGCAAAGAATTTAATCTATCGTTCCCTTCGCAATCAAGCATTAGATTATTGTCAGGCTTGGAAAGCAAAGACAGGTGGATATGAAACCTCTGACCTATTCTTTTACCAAGCAGATATGATTGAAGCCTTGTTGCCCTCTGTCTTAAGAGGTGAGATTAATCTTGCACATAAACTAAATCTTGGTGGCACTGCTCGACCCTCTGCTCCCTCTGAAGGAGGGAATCTGATGGCAATGATGATTGAAATTGATGCAGGATTTTGGAAGTTAGGTAAAGAGGACAGGAAGTTATTGTTCCTTCGCTACTCTGAGAGTATGGACTTCCAAGCAATTGCAGATGAAATGAAATTACCTAGTGAAGACACTGCTCGTATGAGAAATAAACGTGCAATAAAGAAATTGATTAATAAAGTTGGAGGATTTAAACC